TCGAGTTCATCATCGGTGATGTGAACATCGGTGCGAACTGCTCCACGCAGGCGTTCAAGAATTATCTGTATAAAGACCTGGGGCTGCCCATCTTAAAGACCACGGAAACCAACCGCGAGGCGGCTGACGATATGACGATGACGCTCCTCAAGGAGTGGTGCGATGAGAACCGGCCGGACCTGTCGGGGCTTTTTACGCTGGTGCAGGAGTACCGCAAGTGGGGCAAGATCAAGTCCACATATATCGACGGGTATTTGAAATATCTCAATCCCGTGACGGGCTGCATCCATCCCGAACTATTTGCTCTGTCCACGGATACGGGCAGGATGAACTGCCGCAATCCGAACGCGCAGAATATGCCCAGGAAAACCAACGATCCCATCGGCGTCCGAAACTTCATCAAAGCGCCGGAGGGCTGCCTTATCCTTTCGCTCGATTTCTCACAGATAGAACTGCGCGTGGGCGCGTTCTACTGCCGTGATGAGAGGATGCTCGACACCTACCGCAAAAACGGCGATATCCACGCCGCCACGACCAGCGTCATTTTCGGCGTGAGCTACGAGGAAGCGCAGGACAAGCATTCGGATAATTACAAGGAACACAGGACGATCGCCAAGAACGTGAACTTCGGCACATTCTACGGGCTGTTCCCGCGGGGGCTGCAAAAGACGCTGAAGTTCAAGGCGGGGGTTGAAAAATCCGTGAGTGAGTGTGAGGAGATACTTTTCAACCTCAAGCACGGATACAAGGGTCTGACCGCATGGCAGGAAGAGACGAAAGCGGACGCCGCGAGGCGTATGTATTCTGAAACCTGGCTCGGACGGCGCAGGTACCTCCCCGGCATCACCTCGGACAATTGGGGACAGAAGTCGTTTGTGGAGCGGTGCGCTCTGAACACGCCTATCCAGGGGACGGCGGCGGATATTCTGAAGCTCGCCATTACGAGGATACTTGCCGGACTGCCGGAGCGGGAATGGCTCAAGCCCATCCTTCAGATACACGATGAACTTACTTTCATTATTCCGGAGGACAGGCTGAAGGAGGCGGTGGCTTTTATCCGTGCCTGCATGGAAGAAAAGCCCTTCCCGGAGTTTGACCTTCCGCTGATCGCGGAAGCGTCCGCGGGACCGACCTTTGGAATGATGGAAGAACTGGAGGACTGACTATGTTCAAAAACAGCGAGGGCTACGCCGATCCGACCGCAGGGTCGGCGATGAGCCAGATAATGAAGGAATACCGGCAGCAGCAGAAAAAACGCTATGCTGACAAGAACCGAAGGAAGATTTATGTGGCTTCCAGGTATGCGGGCGATGTGGATGCGAACGTGAAGGCCGCCATCGGCTATTGCCGCCTGGTCATTGACAAGGGGTATATGCCGATAGCCAGCCACCTTCTGTATCCGCAGATACTTAACGACAACGATCCCGAAGAACGGGAGCTTGGGCTGATGTTCGGTCTTGCGCTGCTCCGCGAGTGTGACGAGGTGTGGGTGTTCGGCGAGGTATCGCCGGGCGTCTCCCGTGAGATCGAGGAGGCAAGGCGGCTGAATAAGAAGCTCAGGTTTATGGAGGAGGTGGGCGCATGAACGTAACGGTGACCGATGTTCTCGGTTCTCTCTTTAATCCGACCGATACCGTCTGCTTCCGCGTCTTTGACGATAAGAAGGGCGGCGTGTTCCAAGGGTCGAAACTGTCCTGCGAATGCGGGAAGTACAAAAGCATAGAAGAAACGCTCAAGAACCATAACGCCATGAACCGCGGCATCTTCTTCGTGGTCAACTACGGCGGGCAGGACGATGATTCCATTACGAGGATCAACGCGCAGTTCGTGGAGATGGACAACGACAGCTTTGACGAGCAGCAGAAAAAGATAGACGCTTTTCCGCTCCCTCCGTCAATGATTATGAAAACGCAGAAGTCCTACCATGTGTACTGGTTCATGGACGGGTCTGCGAAGGTGGAGCGTTTCCGTATGATACAGACGCAGCTCGTGAAGCATTTTGACGGCGATCCGATGTGCGTGAACGAGTCGAGGGTCATGCGCCTTCCCGGTTTCATGCACTGCAAGAAGGATACTCCCGTGGAAGTGACCTGCGTCAGCTTCCATCCCGAACGCAAATACACGCAGGATCAGCTTTCGGACGTGCTGCCGGAGGTATACCTTGCTCCCGTGGAGCGCAAGTGCGGTACGGAAAAAGGCATCGACCAGGTATTCCGTTCGTGCTTGTTCATGCAGCATTGCCGCGATGACGCCGCGTCCCTGTCGGAGCATGACTGGTACGCTATGATAACCAACCTCGCTCCTTTCGAGGGCGGTACGAAGATGATACATGACCTGTCCGCTCCGTATCCGGGATACAGCGAGGGCAACACGCAGAAGAAAATAAACCATTTCCTTGAGAGCGGGACGAATCCCATCACCTGCAAGACCATCTGCGAGAAGGGATTCAAGTGTCCGAAGTTCGCGGCCGGCGAATGCCCGGTCAAATCACCTGCGGCGTGGTGCTATCAGCCCTTGCCCGCGGACGCTCTCCTCGACATCCTGCACGGCATCCCCGTGACGAGCGAGGCGATAAAAGACCTGCAGGCGGCAAAGCAGTTCGTTTCGGACTATTTGTATAACCAGGACGTGGTGACGGCGGACGTCATCATCAATTCCGAAATCCGCGACCACTTCAAGCTGAAGGCTTCATTTCTGAAATCGCTGAACATGGTGTTCAAGGACGCAAGCAAGGCGTACCAGGCAAGCAAGGCGGCAAAGAGGGCGAAAGCAGGTACCGCGATACCCGACTGGTACGAGCCGACCGACAAGGGACTGCGCTTCCTGCCTGGAGTGCTTGCAAACGATATGTCGGAGAATCAGCAGGTGTTCTATGCCGCAGAGCAGCACTTCAATTACCGCGGCGGCGTTTACTGCGAGATGTCCGAAATGGAAGCCCAGCGGCTCGTGCAGGAAAAGATGCTGGTGAGGGAAACGAAGATGTCGCAGATCGTTGATGCGGAGAAGCAATGGCGGCTCCTGGTGCAGAGGGACATCCGCGAACTGAATGCGAATCCCTACATCATCAATGTCCGCAACGGCTTATACAACGTCCTGGAGGATACGCTGACGGAACACACGCCGGATTATTACTCTACGGTGCAGCTTGCCGTGACCTACGACAAAAAGGCGGACTGCCCGCTGTTTAAGAAGTTCCTCAAGGAGTCGATGGGCGGTGATATGGATCAGGTCGCTCTGATACAGGAGATGCTCGGCTATTTCCTTATCCCGGTCAATTCCGCGCAGAAGTGCTTTGTCATCGTGGGGGTGGCGTCAGCCGGAAAGTCGGTGCTGCTCCGTGTGCTGAACGATGTGCTTTTGGGAAAGCAGAACGTGTCAAACGTGTCGTGGCAGGCGCTTAACGAGCGGTTCAAGACGGCGGAGCTTTTCGGCAAGCTGGCTAACATCTTCGCCGACCTGCCCACGAAGAACATTGACGATAACGGCATCTTCAAGGCTCTCGTGGGCGAGGACTATCTGACCGTGGAGAAAAAGAACAAGAATCCGTTCTCGTTTCAGTCAAGCGCAAGGCTCCTGTTCTCTTGCAACAGCATACCGAAGAATTACGGCGACCGTTCGGAGGGTTTCTACCGCAGGCTCATCATCATTCGGTTCAATCACACCGTGCCGCAGGACAAGCGCGATCCCGAACTGCTGGATAAGTTTCGCATGGAAGCGGACGGCATTTTCCTTTTCGCATTGGAAGGACTCCGCAGGCTCATGAATAATCACTATGTGTTCTCCGAGACGCAGGTCAACACCGATGAGCTGCAGCAGTACCGCGAGGAGTCGGATTCCGTTCTGTCGTTCGTGAAGGAATACTGCGAACTGGACGGTTCGTATTCCGCAGGCTCTACGGAACTGTTCAACGCATATAAGGGCTACTGCGAGGAATGCGGCCTGAAACCGTACTCGCAGAAGAACTTCGTGCAGCAGATCACGGCGGCGTTCCCCGATGTGACGAGGGGTATCGATAAACTTGGAAAAAGGCGCATCCTTACCGGGATCAGGCTCGGCGAGGTGCTGGGATGACGGGATTCCTGGCGGTGTTTCTCCAAAGGGCATCGCCGGGATTCGTTCTGACATTTGACACGTTTTACACGTAAATCCTATCTCCCCATATATACACCAATAATTTATATACCCTGATTTTTCAGTCAGAAATTTATATGAAAATGGGATTTGTCGTGTCAAATGTGTCAGAAGCGTTGTAAACAGGGAGGTTCGTTTGACAGATGAAAGAATCGGACATCGTAAAAGCGATCATGAAGTACCTTAAGACCGTGCCGGGGTGCTTCTGCTGGAAAGAGCATGGCGGTATGTACGGGACGGCGGGCATCCCCGATATCATTGCCTGCATAGACGGTCGGTTCTTCGGATTCGAGGTAAAGACAGAGGATGGCAAGCCCACGAAACTCCAGGAGGCTACTATCCGAAAAATCCTCGCGGCGGGCGGCACTGCGCTGGTGGTGCGTTCGGTGGACGAGGTGCGAACCGCGATAAACGGTTCCCTGCGCTGATACAAAGATACATCGCTCCGATGCAACGATGCCTATTTCCGAAAATGGGAGGTATCGAATATGAGCGACATCACAAATTACGAGAACCTTGCGAACGCCATAATCCTGCAGGCCGCGAAGGACTATCGGATGGCTCTGAAGTGTCTGAAGGCGAATCCGAAGAACAGGACGGCTCTGGCGGACAAGGACGAGATCGAGAGATTCTTCCGTTCGCAATGGTTCACGGTTTTAACGAGTGTTGACGGTGAGATGCTGATCCGCTCCCTGACAATGGAGGTGGACGCATGACCGCTAAAGAATATCTGAACCAGGCGCGGCACCTGGACGCACTCATCAACTGCCGCCTGCGTGAGATTGACTACTGGAGGAATTTATCGAGCAGCGTCTCAGGCATGAAATTCGACGGGATGCCGCACAGTCCCAATCGTCCGACAGAAGCGCCTTTCGTGAGGTGTCTTGAAAAGATAGACGAGATACAGAGGGACGTGGAGGACAAGGTGGCGTACCTGGTACGGCTCAAGGAAGAGATCAACATGGCAATCGATATGCTTGCAAGTCGGGATGAACAGCTTCTACTTCGCTATCGTTACCTTGATGATTTCACCTGGGAGGAGATCGCCAGGATGCTGAACGTGTCGCTCCGCACGGTGCATCGCATACACGGGTCGGCTTTGCAGAATTTTATCGTCCCGGATTGAAAGTTGGCACGGTTTGGCACGGAATGTCACTATTTACCTATGGTATGATTACAATAGCAAAGTAGAATAAGACGAGCCTCATGGGAGCGATCCCGTGGGGCTTTTCTTATGCCCGGAAAGCGAGGTGATTGGTATGCCGAGGAGACCACGGCGCGGGTGCGCCTACAGCGGCTGTCCAAGGCTGGCTGTCGAGGGCGGTCAATACTGCGAAGAGCATCAGAGACTTGCCGCGCAGCAGTACAACAAACACACGCGCAGTCCCGACACGAACAAGAAGTACGGAAGAGCCTGGAAGAGAATCCGCGACCGCTACGCTGCGGCGCATCCCTTGTGCGAGATGTGTCTTAAGGAAGGACGGCTGACTCCCGTGGAGGAGGTACACCACATCCTCCCCATCTCACAGGGCGGCGATCACAGGGAGAGCAACCTCATGTCGCTCTGCCAGTCGTGCCACACCAAGATTCATCTTGAAATGGGTGACAGACAGATTCGCGGCTGACCGGGAGGGGCGGTCAAAATCTCTGTGACTTAGCTTTGCGGACAGCGGCCTGGGGCTTCGTGCGCGAATTTTCGTATTCAAACGGGGTATTAACCCTGCGAATGCAGATCGGAGGTGAGAATGTGGCAAAAGACGGTACCAACAGGGGCGGTCCCAGACCGGGAACGGGTCCGAAAAGGAAACCGCTCGTAGACAAAATACAGGACGGCACGGCAAAGGGAACGCTGGTGATGCCGGACGATCTGCCGGAGCCTGCGGATATCCGGGGTGAGGATGTTCCTCCCGTCAGGGATTACCTCAAGGCAAAGCAGAAAAACGGCAGCGACCTGTGTGCCGAGGAGATTTTCAGAGAAACGTGGCTGTGGCTAAAGGCGCGGGGCTGTGAAATGTTAGTAAACAACCAGCTTATAGAGCAGTACGCGATGAGCGTGGCGCGGTGGATTCAATGCGAGGAAGCGATATCCGAATTCGGGTACCTCGCCAAGCATCCCACCACGGGGAACGCCATCGCATCGCCTTATGTGTCCATGAGCCGCGACTACAAGAAACAGGTCAATGCGGACTGGTTCCAAATCTATCAGATCGTGCGTGAGAACTGCTCCGTGGAATATGACGGCGCAAGCCCGCAGGACGATCTGATGGAGCGGCTGCTCCGCGCAAGGAACAGAAAATAAAAGAAATGGAGATATGGACATGAAAACTTACAAGACAGCGGAAAGCGTATGCGCAGGACATCCCGACAAGCTGTGCGACTTCATCGCCGACAGCATCTTGGACGCCTGCCTTTACAAAGACAAGTCCTCCCGCGTAGCCTGCGAGGTCATGGCGGCGGGACGGCGCATCATCGTTGCGGGCGAGATCACCTGCTCGAAGACCGTGGATATCCGATACACCGTCCGCAGGGCGCTGGAGAAGGTCGGCTACAATCCTTACGGCTTCCTCATTTATGTGTTCATCCGCAAGCAGAGCCGCGACATCGCGGGCGGCGTGGACATGAGCATTGAAGCAAGGAACGGCGATACCTCCTGTTACGCCAATCTCGGCGCGGGCGATCAGGGCACCGTGTACGGGTACGCTACCAACGAGACAAGGGAGTACATTCCCCTGCCGCTCCTTCTTTCACACAAAATATGTAAAAGACTGGACGCCGTCAGGAAGGACAACCTCATCCACGGCATCAAGCCGGACGGCAAGGCGCAGGTCACCGTGGAATATGTGAACGGCAGGCCAAAGCGCGTAAAGACCATCGTGGTTTCCGTCCAGCACGACAAGGACAAAGACTTGGATGTGTTAAAGAGCGAGATCATTGCCGAGGTGCTGCATCCCGTGTTTACGAAGTTCCCGTTTGACGATGACACCGAAATCCTCGTCAATCCTTCCGGCAGATTCGTTGAGGGCGGTCCCAAGGCTGACACGGGGCTGACAGGCAGGAAACTGATGGTAGATACCTACGGCGGACTCGGCGCTCATGGCGGCGGCGCGTTCTCCGGCAAGGACCCGACCAAGGTCGACCGCTCCGGCGCGTACATGGCAAGGTGCATCGCAAAGAACATCGTGTTCGCGGAACTGGCTGACGAGTGCCAGGTCGCTATCAGCTACGCCATCGGAAAAGCCGATCCCGTGGCTGTCCAGATCGATACGTTCGGCACGGGAAAGGTCAGCGATGAAGTGATCGCCAAGGCTGTGAACAAGGTTTTCAATATGCGTCCGGCGGCGATTATCAACGAGTTTTGCCTGCGGAACTGCTCCTTTGCGGAGTATTCCGCATACGGGCATTTCGGCAACGGTTATCCCACCTGGGAACATACCGACAAATACAGAGAATTGAGGGAGGCGGTGAAGCGCTATGAAGACAACGACTGAAATGCAGCTCGTTCCGATCACAAAGCTGGTGCCGTATGTCAATAATGCGCGTACCCACTCCCCGGAACAGATAAACAAGCTGCGCTCCTCGCTACGAGAGTTCGGCTTCATCAATCCCGTGATCATCGACCGTGACTTTGGCGTAATCGCCGGCCACGGTCGTATTCTTGCGGCGAAGGAGGAAGGCATCGCGGAGGTTCCGTGCGTCTTTGCCGACCATCTGACAGAAGCGCAGAAGAAAGCATATATCCTCGCCGACAACAGAATGGCGATGGACGCAGGATGGGACGAGGAGCTTCTGCGCGTGGAGATCGAAGCTCTGCAGGCGGAGGCGTTCGACCTGTCCCTCACGGGCTTTGACGAAAAGGAACTGTCCGACCTGTTCAAGAGAGACGGGGATGTGCAGGAGGACGATTTTGATGTGGATGCGGAACTGGAAAAGCCCACATTCTCCAAGAGCGGCGATGTATGGACGCTCGGAAGGCACAGGCTTGTATGCGGCGATTCCACGAAAGCGGAAACCTTCGACACGCTCATGCAGGGACGGAAGGCAAACCTTGTGGTGACCGATCCTCCGTATAACGTGAACTACGAAGGGACTGCCGGGAAGATCAAGAACGACAACCTTGCGGATGAGAAGTTTTATCAGTTCCTCTTCGATGCATTTTCCAATATCGAAAAGGTCATGGCGGACGATGCGTCCATTTATGTGTTCCATGCGGATACCGAGGGGCTGAACTTCAGAAAGGCGTTCGCAGATGCGGGATTCTATCTTTCCGGCTGCTGCATCTGGAAGAAGCCGAGCCTGGTGCTTGGGAGAAGCCCGTACCAATGGCAGCATGAGCCTTGTCTGTACGGATGGAAGAAAAGCGGCAAGCACCAATGGTACGCCGACCGCAAGCAGACCACGATATGGGAATTTGAAAAGACCAAGAAGAACACGGATCATCCGACCATGAAGCCCATACCGCTCCTGGCGTACCCGATACAGAATTCTTCTATGAGCAACACGCTCGTCCTCGATCCGTTCGGCGGCAGCGGCTCCACGCTGATCGCCTGTGAGCAGACTGACAGGGACTGCTACACCATAGAACTGGACGAGAAATACTGCGATGTCATCGTGAAGCGGTACATCGAGCAGGCCGGCTCTGCGGACGGCGTTTCCGTGGAGAGGGACGGCAAGACATACACCTTCGCAGATCTGGAGGTGTCCGATGAATAAACTGACGCTCGGCAGCCTGTTTGACGGCTCCGGCGGTTTTCCTTTGGGCGGCTTGATTTCCGGCATTGCTCCCGTGTGGGCATCGGAGATCGAGCCGTTTCCTATTCGGGTGACCACCAAACGGCTGCCTTTTATGAAACATTACGGCGATGTTTCCAGGATGGACGGCGGGAGCATCGAGCCTGTGGATATCATCACTTTCGGTTCGCCTTGCCAGGACATGAGCATCGCGGGCAAGCGCGAAGGGCTGGACGGCAACCGCTCCGGCCTTTTTTATGAAGCCGTCCGAATCATCAAGGAAATGAGGTGCGCCACCAATGGCAAATATCCAAGATACATCGTGTGGGAGAACGTCCCCGGAGCATTCTCCTCAAACAAAGGAGAGGACTTCCAATGCGTCCTCGAAAGCGTCTGCCGCATCGCAGACGAAACCGTATCTGTCCCTTCGCCTAAGAAGTGGCAGAGCGCGGGAAGCATCGTGGGAGACGGTTACTCCGTTGCCTGGAGAGTGCTTGACGCTCAGTATTGGGGAGTTCCCCAGAGAAGAAAGCGCATCTACCTTGTCGCAGATTTTGCAGGCGGGAGTGCCGGAAAAATACTATTTGAGTCAGAAGGCGTGTCTGGGTATTCTGCGGAGGGCTTCCGCGCGTGGCAAGGAGCTGCCGCTGATGCTGGCGAGGGCTTTGGAGAGACAGGCACTTTCTGCCTGAACGACCAGGGCGGGCAGCGGATGGACTTGACCGAGGATGTGACGAACACGCTCCGTGCGGAAAGCCATCATCCTCCGCTTGTATTTGAGAACCACTCGCAGGATTCCAGGTACACGGGACCGCTCGATGTGGCGCAGACCGTCCTTTCCACCTTCGGCACGGGCGGCAATAACCAGCCCTTCGTGGTGGAGACGCCGAAAACGCTGAAGATTCGTTCCGGCTGCGAGGGCGGCGGCAAGGGACCGCTCATCCAGGACGATAAGTCCGCAACGCTCGGATGCAACAACGATCAGACGCTTTTCGTGCCGTCCGTGTTCGGCATCTGCTCCAAGGACAGCAACGCCATGAAGTCCTCCAATCCCCACAGCGGGATATACAAAGCGGAGACTTCACGGACGCTGGATGCGAACGGCGGCAATCCGTCCTGCAACCAGGGCGGCATGGCTGTCGTGGCTCTTGAGGGCAACGGCGCAAGGCCGTCCCATAAGGGCAGCGGATACTCCGAGGACAACGTCAGCTTTACGCTGAACGCAACGGAGCAGCACGGCGTGGCTTACGGCATCGACAGAGCTACCTATAACATGGGGCAGAATGCGCAGTTCGGGATCGCGGTCGAGGAGGAAGTCGAGCCTACGATGGTGGCGAAGGGACCGGGCGCGGTGGCGCATCCCGTCTATACCACGAGCAAGAATTCCTATCATATGGAAGCCGAGGAGGACGTGGCGAACACGCTGGTCGCTACGGATTACAAGGATCCACCGACTATCTCGGAAGAACCGTACTACATTGTCCGCAGGCTCACGCCGACCGAGTGCGCAAGGCTGCAGGGCTTCCCGGACTGGTGGTGCGATGATCTCGGCACGGCAAAGCCGTCCGATGAGGAACTGTACTATTGGTACAAGGTGTTCGAGACATGGCGGCTGGCAACCGCTCCCGACAGCAAGCCCAAGACTTCAAAGCAGATAAAGAAGTGGCTTGCCAATCCGTATTCCGATTCTGCGGAGTATAAGATGTGGGGCAACGGCGTGGCTCTGCCGTGCGTGGTTTTCGTGCTTTCGGGCATTGTGTATTACTCACAGTTTCCGACCGAATAATCCGGCGGTAATTCTACAGAGAAAAATCCGATATTCGCTTGCTATTCCGGGCTTTTAGAGTGATGTATATACACGCCGAAAGGCACAGAAAACAAGCGAAAACGGAGGTAAACGCAATGCAAGTAAAGTACAACGTAACAGGCGCAAAGCGCAAGGAACTGGTAAAGGTCATCGCCGACACCACGGGAGCGAAGGCAGAGTACAAATTCATGCCGACCTGCAACTACGAGATCGACTACTTCACGGTCACCAAGGACGGAACGCTCCTCTTCGATGACCGCGCCGACAGCGAGGAGGTAGAGCAGGTGCTTGAAGCCATCGCTGCCGCGGGTTTTGAATGTGAGCCGCAGGACGGCGCGGACTCGGAGGTCGAGGAAGAATCCGAAACCGAGGACAGCGCGGCACAGGCCGCCGCAGAGGGGCTTACGGT